AACACAAGACATTACCGCGGCACAAACACGCAAAGAGCAGGACATAGCGGCCGCACAGGAACGCTATAAAAATTCATTCGGTAAAGGTAAACTAGACGAGGCAATAACACTAGCACAACAAACTGAACTAGAAGCAACAGAAACTGCTAAACGTAATGAACTTAGTGTTGCCAGTGCCGCACAACGTGAAATCAAAAACATCAACGCAACTCTTAATGAGCGTCTCGCAGGCATTGACGCCAAGTATGCACCGGAACTGCAGGCTGTAAATGATCGCATACAAAAACTTCGTGATCAAGCCAATACCAAAACAGATGACATTGACGGCAGAATCGAAGAGCTTGAGCAGTTTGTGGACCAGGAACAAAAAGAAATTGACCAAGTACGTGAAGAAGTTTTTGTGTTTGAAAAAGAATACAGAAAACTAGAAGCGGAAGTAGGACCAATCAAATACATAGCGGCATTTATATATGATCAAAGTCCGGACCAAAATCTACTAGAAAAAGCAGTGCGTTGGGTTATTGTGTTGTTGGTCGTTGTGTTTGACCCACTGGCACTTACACTTATACTTGCTAGTACCAAACAGTTTGAATGGGCTCGCAACAATAAAAAACATGGTGCTGATACTGTAGTAGTAAAAGAGGTTTATGTAGAACCAGTTTTAAAGACAGATGCTCCACAAGATGTTACTGAGCTAGAGCGTAACATAGACGACAAACTAAGGAAAAAGAATGGCTAAACCACAAGAAGAAATTGATTTAATCTGGGCAAAGTACAAGACAGCCCTATCACAACTAGACGAGGCTTTGGACGAGAATGAAGCACTACAAAGTGAACTTGATCTCGACTTTACAATGCCAGCAGACATTGCTGAACTTGAGGCTAAAATTGAAGCACGACTAGGAACTAATGCCTAACGATTGTCAAGAGTCAATTAATACTCTCTGGGACAAATACAGACTAGCACTACAAAGACTTGATTGGGCACTTGATCAACTTGACAAGCAAAATCCCAAAGAAGTCGTTGCGAGTAATCAAGAAGTTTCGATTGACGATTTTATGATTGGCGAGGAGGAAGCAACAGATCCTAACATTGCTGTAAAGCGTGGATTAGATGATGTAGTTAAGTACCAAAAAAAGAACTACAATATAGAAGCATTCAAAGCATTGCATCCTGGCTTGCCCATATACAGTGTTAAAGTAAGAGCTGATAACGATACTGTAGTAAACACAGCCGAGTGTGGATTCGGAAACCAGTTTCCGATTAGACCGAACAAAGGTGACATGTATATTAGGACAGATTTTTTGCCTAATAAACTGTATAAATGGAACAATAAGAAGTGGATAGAGCTTGACAAGAGCACAACAGACAGTTATACTTACAACGAGGCATACATACAGCATTTGATTGATAAATTGCAGTCGGGGGAATATACTGCAGATGATTTGAGCGAAGCTGAATTAGATCAAATACAACAGATAGTAGGTAAAGATGGATTACAGTAATTTTATAACACCACCAGATTTTGTAGAAGACGAATTTCACACTGTGACAGTGGTTGATGCGGCTCCTGCAGATGTTCAATTGCTTGGACAAATAGCCAAAGGAACTGATAAGGCTTACAATGTTTATCTGTATCATCAAGGCATGGACGATAAGGATTGGTTAGCCAAAGCAATCGAAAAAAGCGATGTAGTAATTGTTAACACTGCTGATCCTTACAACAACGAGGATCTTTGCAAAAACAGCAACGTTTACTACTACGGACCAAAGACTTACATCACCGACGCAAACAAAGTTGAATCACCATTCGACTATTTTGCACTGGTCGAAAAACAATCAACTAAATAGAAAACTATGGCAACCAACTTTGAAAAGAAACCAGGCAGACCTTTTGGCAATAAAGTAATAGTACAATACGATAATGTAGAAAAGGCTATGCGTAAACTTAAGAAAAAAGTTAACGAAAGCGGTATACTACAAACTTTGCGATCAAAAGAATTTTTTGAAAAACCTACCACAAAGCGCAAGCGCAAGCATGCCGCCGCAGTTCGCAGATGGCAAAAGCAACTATCAGACGAACGTTTACCTAAAAAGATGTACTAAATGTATATACAGTGGGGCCTTCCACGTGCAAACGGAATACATGCAGTGGGATGGGCTCGTACTGAAATAGAATACGACATTAGAGTTTGGGCAGAAAAACACGATATAGATATTGAGCACATTGGTATTAAAAACTGGTGTGTTCAACTGTGTTTGTCTACCGAACAAGACTATGTGGATTTTTTAGTATCATTTAATCCAGAACACACCCGAAGTGAAATGTTTGAACTAATAAGAGATTGACATCTAATCTCATATCCTGTATAAATATATATGTAGTGCCGATTATCGGGCTACAACATCACAAGTCATAACTTGCTTAATGAAAGGAGAATATTATGACATCATACAAACTTAGTACCTTTGACCTCCCAACTTTATCCGCATCAGTAAACAGACACACTATCGGTTTTGATAGATTGTTTGATGAATTAGGCCGTACATTTACTAATTCAAAAGCGGAAAATTACCCTCCATACAACATCATCAAAGTCGACGAGCACAACTGGGCAATCCAGGTAGCAGTTGCTGGCTTTGGCGAAGATGAGTTAGACGTTGAATTCAAAGACAACATACTAACCATTACTGGGGAGAAACAGGAAAAAGATGAGCAGGAATACCTACACAAAGGTATCAGTGCTCGTACATTTACTCGTACATTTACTCTTAACGATAATGTTAAGATCAAAGGTGCAACAGTAGTAAATGGTATCCTGGCAGTCAGCTTAGAGCATATTGTTCCGGACGAACAAAAGCCTAAAAAGATTGCAATTACTTTTACTAAGTAATATAATATAGTGTAACAGCTGGGGGGAGTAACTCCCCCCATTTTACTAACTTGATGATGATTGCGAGCTATGGGCACAAAAACTGAAATTGTAACAAAAACTAAGTCTAAGACTACACTTAGTCCGCCAAGTCTTTATAATGTAATTTATGTAAACGATGATGTTACTACAATGGAATTTGTTATAGAGACTTTAAAAGCAATTTTCCATCATGACGAAACCACAGCAGAATCGCTCACTGTTAAAATTCATGACGAAGGCAGTAGTATAGTTAGTACCTTACCATACGAGATTGCAGAGCAAAAAGGTGTAGAAGTTACTGTACTTGCTCGTAACAATGGATTCCCTCTCAACGTTAAACTAGAACCATCGTAAACCATTATGGACGTAATGTTAGATATTGAGACACTAAGCACTCGGCCTGAGTCTGTGGTGTTAACTCTTGGAGCAGTAAAGTTTAGCCCGTGGGCAAGTGATGTAAACACAGATGACGGATTGTATGTACGTGTAAATGTTGACGAGCAACTGGAGTCAGGTAGACATGTGCAACAGGACACAGTAGACTGGTGGGGCAAGCAGGCCGAGGATGTGAGAGAAGAAGCACTAGGTGATCACGATAGAACTGATGTAGAAGAGTTTTTAAATCAACTTAACAAGTTTGTAGTTGGCGTAGACAGCATCTGGTGCCAAGGTCCTGCATTTGATATTGTGATACTAGAAAATCTTTACAGACAGGTTGGTCGCCCTACTCCGTGGCAGTTTTGGCAAGTCCGCGACAGCCGCACACTATTTGGTGTACACGGAGATCCAAGAGACAAAGGCGCCAAAGGTGCGCACAATGCGCTTATTGATTGTTACTATCAAGCACAAGCCGTTCAACAAGTATATAAACAACAAGGTATAAAAAAGCGATGAATATAATATGGGAAAAACCCACAGACGAGATGTTTGAAAAATATCTAATCTTAGAATTAGAGCCAAACATAATCGATAACGAGCTACTAGATACTTGGTGTATAGTAGAAGCAACCAAAATACCACTAACGGAAGTTGTAATGTTGGATCACTGGAAGAAATTACACGGTGACTTTGTTGAAGCAAATAAAGACAAAAATGCTAAACTGTGCAATGATCTAGCAGAACATTTAACTGGTAAGTTTGGTGGGGAGTTAGATACGTTTTATGAAGAAATTTGTAAACGGCACAATCAAGCTACTAAAATCGTACTCCAAGACCAATCTTAAAGTTATTAACTGTAGCCGCTCCGTTAACCACTAGTCTAACCATCATGTACACAGG